GCTAAGGTAGAGCAATTCATTAGTTCCCTTTCTAAAGACGATGAGACTGCAGCACTGGTTAAAGTAGTTTTTAGCCTTTTGAAAAAAGATGCTAATGGCAACCTAAAAAGTAGCCGAGTGCTAGAGCTTCAAAAATTGACAAAGGATTTTAGCAATGATGAGTTTTCAGACGGTGTAAATATTATTGCTCAAGCCTATAAGCCACGCCGTTCGGTTTGGTTTATAGATGCTTCCCTTATTCGAGAAGACGGCAGTAAAACCTCTATTCCGTTGAACATTTCAAGTGTGGATTTCTCACAAGGGTACACGTTTGATTTTTATAACGATGCTCATGATGCAGACGCAGAATAACATTGATGTGATAGTACTACTTTTTCTGCTGCTAGTACTGACGAACTTTAAAGCCATTGTGATGTATATCACATGGCTTCGATTTAAAATACGTATTTACTTCAAACAACTAAAAAATGAGTATCATAATAACATCCATTATAGATCATGAAATCTACGAGGTTAATGGCAAGGAAGTGTATAAAGACACCAACGGCAACTGGATAAATAAAGGAGACTTATCCGAAGCAGAGAACAGGGCTTTCAGAACTTACAAAAGGCAGGTGATTGACAATCCACGATTTAAAAAACACACCAAAGCTACTTACAAAGAATAGTGGCCTATTTTTTAAAGTGGTACCCCAAGTCGTATAACTAGGTAATAGCAAAGAAATGTCAGGACTGGAATGCGGGTTCGAATCCCGCCTTGGGGGCTAATTTTAAAACAACAAACAAGATGAAAAATTCCGAGAAGTACCTCGAAATGATTTTACAAACTAATAAGTGGTTTGAGAATAAAACAAAGCAACTAAAATTTATTAGTGAGAATAAAGATGAATCGAAAATTTTAATTGAAGGTAAAAACGGTGAAAAAATTGAGCTACCCGATGAACTAAAAAAAGGATTTATACTTGGTATAATAACTGCGATCGATGTCTTGGGTGATTTTCCAATTAAAATAACCAAAACTGATGATAGTGATGGCGGCAAATAAACAGCAACCCGATTTTAATAAGTCTTGTGCTCTTGATGAGACAATAAGAATTATGCAGGTACCACCAGGAGCGCCAATTTCTCAAACTTTAAAGGCACTTGCTGATTGTGCAAATTATTTACAAAAAATTCATGACGATGCTTTTAGGTTAGGATTTGAGGCAGCCTGCGATGCTAAAAAAAAAATAGATGAAATATGACAGCAACTAAACCCCAACTCTACACGGGCGAGGGCAGCGCCATTGAAAACTACTTAAGTCCGCAGCTGCAAAGTAGCAATACTGAAAACTGGGCGATTTTTGATAAAACGAACACCCAACACAAGACGATACTAAGCCTACTGCGCCAAGCGCAGTGGGTAGTACCGCACCCACGCCACGGAGAAGTGGCAGACTTGGCACGTTTGAGCGCCTTTTTAAAAAGTAATAAAAGCCCAATTAATAAGCCTTTGAAAGCTATGACAGACAAAGAAACCTCTAAGATTATTCAAGCTTTAAAGGGAATTGTTAAACACCGATACAAATGACACACCAATTAAAAATCCACCCTCAATACTTCAAAGATGTAACACTTGGTTTAAAAAAGTTTGAAGTACGAAAAAACGATAGAAACTACCAAGAACGTGATATTTTAATATTGAATGAATTTGAACCAAATACAGGAAAATACACAGGTAATGTAGTAGTTAGAAAGGTTGATTACATTTTACAAAATGTCGATGGTCTAAACCCTGATTACGCAGTGCTTCAAATGTCTAAATTATTATAAAAACCGACTGCAGATGAAAGATAAAGAAAAATTAACAGTGTTTAATTATCTAAAAACAGCATTTATTAGCTTCTCTTACGGGTATACATGTAGTAAATTAATTTTTATTCCATTATTAAAAACGTTTGATATTTTATGAAAATAGAACTACAACTCTCCGCAAGGCAACTGAACACGCTAGTGTATGCTCTTAGTTATTTAGACAAAATAGTTTCTAAAACACGTTCCCAAAAAGTTATGCGATCTATTTTGTTTGAGACTGCAATTAAAATAGAAAAGAAAAACGTAGAGCTAAAGCGTACCATGAACAGTCTTTTTGGAACGCCCAAAAAAACAAAATTCACTTTTAAAGACTACGAAGCCGATGCGCTCGAAAAGTTTTTAATGATAGTCCATGATTACCCCTTGAACGAGTACGATAAAATGGCTGTGCTTTTTATTATTAATAAACTAAATCAACAATTAGCCTAATGGAACAATTAACTACCTACCGAGCCAAGGGCAAAGAAATAGGTTTAGTATTTCTGTTTAAATATGATTTAAACGGGCATTTAAAACTGTTTGAAATTGCCGAGGGAAGCCTTAACGCTAAGCAAATGAAATGGCTTTTTGCTGAGACTAATTTCCCAGCAGACGAAAGTGTTATGAGAAGCATTTGGATGAAGGACAAGAAATACACCAAAGTTTTTGAAATTCAAAAGTCAGTAGCCGATTTATCTTTCAATGCGCTATGGAACTTGTACGATAACAAGGTCAAAAAGTTCGAAGCCGAGAAAACTTTTTCAAAGCTCAAAGAGGCTGACGTTATCAAATGTTTTTTATCTATACCAGGATATAACGACCACCTATTAAGAAAGCGCACCGCAAAGGCACATTTAGCTACTTTTATTAATCAACGCTATTTTGATGACGATTGGAGTAAGGCGTAAAACATTATATTTGGGTTTAATTTTAAAAAACATTTAATATGAGTTGGATTTTAATCATTATTGGAGTTATAATAGTTTTCTACCTAATAGGTAGGAACAAATTAAACAAGGAGAGTCAGATTAATACTGAAGCACCTAAAAATTGGTTAGGTAAAAACGAAATTGAATCAGTAAGAGATGATGGGTACATTATTTATAAATCTAACAGGGTTAGCTCCGCTGAACGAGAGCAAATAGGTTTCTACGGGCTTAAATGGTTTTCAGAAAACAATAAATTTTGTGTGGTTTATTTAGCTCATAATGATGTTGATTTTAATATTGGATTAGTTGATAAAGAGCAAAATAAAATATTATATAAATTAAAGTTAAACAGTCCTCATCGATGTAGATTAACAAATAATGGTTTAGTTATTTGCGAAGATTGGGGTGACCATAATAGTAACTCAAGCTATATTTATGTTATAGATAATAAGGGTGGGATTTTATATAAAAAGCGACATAATTCTAGTATTGGAGATACGTTTGACCTAATTGATAATCAAACAAAATTAAATTATAATATAAACTACTCAGGACAAATACACATAATTAATTTGCAAGAATTGTAATTTATTAATAATAACTATTGCCATAAAATTATTAAAAAAACCCACTCTAAAAAAGTGGGTTTTTTTATGTCAAAAAAGTAGCTTATTTTTGTTTCCATGCCAACACCAAGTAATAGAAGTATCGGAATTCAACGCAATAAGCTACTGCGCTACAAGTTGATAAAGGAATTGTACCACAAGTACAAAACCGAGGACATCCCGACTACGGTGGTTTGGCGAAAGTACATTTGTCCTGTTTACCCTATATCACGGACTACACTTTATGAAGTGCTTTGCACTCCAGTCAACGCAGAACTCAAAAAGATTGAGGAGCTCGAGAGCCGTCAAATACAACTTTTTACCTAAACGTTATCTACTCCAACAGTATACGTTATTTCATATTCTTGAATTCCATCATCGCGTTTTACACGTCTTAAATTAGTTCGAGTCATTCCTCGGCAGTTTGAATCAGGCCTGTATCCTTGAAGACATTTATGTACATCTTCAATAATGTTCCAAATTCCCCATACATTATCCTTTTGTTGTTTTGGAGATATAAAACTCGTGTTAGAAATCCTAATGTTAGCTATTGTAATTGTGATTGTTCCAGTAGCCATTTGTCTATTTTGTGGTATGGCTTTACGGTCAGTACCAATTTGACTATAATCTAAATTACTGACATCAATCAAAGCCAATGGGAATTTTGTAGGCGGGTTTGGCGAATAGTCATCAAGCTGTCCCCAATCTTCATCAATATATTTCAAAGCTGGGATGGTCCCTATTGTTTTCTGAATATTTTCTAATACTATTTTCATCGTTTTAAGCCTTTTAAAATTTCTTTTTCTACCTCTTTCATGTTTAAGTCAACAACCTTTTCAATACGCTGTCTTACCATTGGATGGTCGCCAATAAATTGTCGTTGTTTTATTTGCATTTTCGCCCCTACTTTTTGCAAGGCTAATGCTCTCCACATTGCCGCTTCAGCAGATAAGTTTTTGTTTCTTGCAGTATTTCTGGAATCGCCTTTTTTAGTTTTGCTAACTGCCCCATTTGATTTGTAAAACATGGCCCAAAAAAAGCGTTTCATACGTTCTGTTACAACTACCTCTCCGCCCTCATTTTGTAAGGTTGCATAAGGTAATGAACTCGACCAAGACAAACTGTTGGCTGTTTCTTTGGAACGAATAGAACGTCTTAGCTTTCCTGTTCGCATCATAAGGCTTCCCTTTCTATTGGGTAGCTTTGTACCGTCCCAAACTTTATCAAAGAATGCCTTTCGCTCAAAGTTTTTGTCAAACTCCTCAGTAAGATCCACTCGCAGATCACTAATGATATTTTTTAAAAATGCAATCATATTAATTTATAGATTAAATTATTGTTTTTCAAATAACTTTTAGTAATTTTGTTTCCATGAGAACAATTTTTGACTATAATCCAACCAATCAGGAGCTCAACGATATTCGTTTTGACTCTCTTTCGTTGTGTCATAAATTTGGCATTGATACAGATCAACAGTTAACC